TCTTGCTGGCGGATTAATTCTTACAATAAATCTATTTGTTCTAGCAAATCCTTCACCTTGATTTACTTGTGCAAGAAATCTTTGTATTGTACCTGCACCACCTGGCTGTCTTTGTAATCTAGGGTCCTTTACAACATCAATCAATGACCTATCTCTAGGTAAACCTAGTCTGATATCAAAATTACCTATTCGTCTGCCGCCTCTTAAAATTGCCATTAAAATGTCTTCCTACTTTGTGCAAAAACAGAACCTATTGAAGCACCTTTAAACTGTGCTACAGGTAGATAGGCTGCTAATGCCATCTCATCTACATTAACTCTCAAAAACTGAGACCTAACTTGTGAATACAAATATCTTTTGATACTTGCCTTTACATATTTATTAGACTTTACTGAGTCATATGTAGCTTGAATTTTGGTTGATTGGTCAAATTTGTTATTACTTGATAATGACTGTAATTGTTGTAAAAATGCAAATCTGGCACCATAAGGCAGATAGTGAAAATTAAGACCAATAAAACCGCCTTTCATTGGCTCTAATGGTAATACTAATGGGAATGTGTCGTAATAAGGCATTCTTGCCTTTGTCTTAGGGTCATAGAAGAACATACTCATACGACCACCACTTGGTCTACCAAGTAGTTTACCTGATTTAAATAGTTGACTAGGGCTAGTTCTATCGGCGATAAGAGATACAGCGTTTCTGTACCAAGTAGCACTTTTTAGTTTATTACCTTGTAAATCTTTTAATGGTTCAAATATATCAATTGCCATGTTACTATTTATAAGAAAACCCCTAGCGATTTCTCGCTAGAGGCCAATGCTTTCAGTAAAGAGAGAGAAAGGTTTAGTCTTCGTCTGCCAATTTACTAAAGTAATCGAGAGTATCGTCCTCGTCACTAGCAGGCGTTGACATATTTACCTTAGGCATTTCCACAGAGGTTGTAGATGTCGATTGTGGGAGGTCGACCTCATCTACTGTTACTGTGCTTTGCGTTCCCGTAATTACCCTATTCAGTTTCTCTTTGAGTTCGTCATAGGTCTTAAAATTACTAGGGTCAACAAATGGTTTTAGAGGGTGTTGTTTTTCCCAAATTGCTTTGATTTCGTCATCTGACTCTTTCAAATGGGTAACACCTTCAAACTCGGATTTATCGTAGTTCCAATAGCCATCTACTTTTCTAATTTTTAGTTTAAAGTTTGCACCTTTCCAAAAATCAAATGGGTTGATTGCTTGTTCGTCTTCAAACGCTGGTTGCATGGCTTCAGTAATCTTATCAAAGATTTTCTTACCAAACTTGTACAGTTTAACCTGTCCTTCGTTCTCAGGATGTTTGGGGTCTGATACTACATAGATGTTTGCATAGTAAGATAATTTTCTTTTTCTCTTTCTAGCAATCTCTTTGTCGCTATCGACACCAGTATTCCACAATCTAGTATTTTCTTCACTAACAGGATCCTTTTGATTAAGGGTTGTCAATGAGTTCTCAATAAACCAACCACCTTTGTCTTGAAAGGCATGAGTCCAAACTCTCTGCCATGGCATTTCTTCACCATTAGCTGCAGGTAAGAAACGAAGTACGGCATAACCATTACCAGTTTTATCTAGTTCAGGTTTCCATAACCTATCGTCTTGATACTTATTGCTTGATTTGGATTGTTGTGGTTCACTTGAAGTTTCAAGTGCTTTTGTGATTGCGTCAAAGTTACTTGACGACTTTTTTAGACTTTCGAAATCCATATTTATTCTCCTTCGTATTATATGTGTTCGTTGTTTTCGTGTGACCTGTATAATTCGGCCTCATTATTATTTATAAGAGTTTTATTACCCATTTAAATAATTCTTTACAATCTCAGGCTTTGATACCACATAAGGGTCATCATCATCTGAAAAATTATTAAAACCTGGTTCTTCAAACATCTTTTCGACTACACCGTCATTAACGACAGCTGCATATCTCCAAGACCTCATGCCAAAACCTTGTTTAGGTTTAGCGACCAGCATTCCCATGTTACTCGTAAATGTACCACAACCATCTGGTATCATCTTAACATTTTGTATTTCTAAATCTCTTGCCCAAGCATTCATAACAAATGCGTCATTTACTGATACACAATAAACATCATCTATGCCTAGTTCTTTAAACTCATTGTACATTCTGTCATAACTTGGTAGTTCTTCACTTGAACATGTTGGTGTAAATGCACCTGGTAAACTAAACATTACAACTCTCTTACCTTTGAAGAGGTCATCTGTTGTTACATCTTTCCATGTGCCACCTATAAAAGTACAGCCACCTTTTTCATCGCTGTCACCTTCTCTAAATTTAAATGTATGTTGTTTTATATTCATATTCTTTTTTCTATATTAATTTGTTTATTTTGTCCATAATACACCATTTACACTAGATTGTCAAGCGTGGAATAATCGGCATATACTATATTCTTTTTGTCTTCCCATTCTTTAATAGGACCATTTACATTATCTCGACCATCATTGAATCTATTAATTTTGATAAACTTTACATCTGGATTCCAATCAGCAAGTGTACGCCATTGTCTAATCCAGTTCACAGACGGTGTAGGACCATTCTCTTTTGCTGTGTAATGTTTGGTACTTTTGTATAGATTGTTAATATGATTATCTGTACTATTTAAATCGTGCCCTATCATATAAACTTCTTTTGGTTTCTCTCTGTAGATTGCCACATAAGCCGAACTTGGACCACAAGACCAACCATGGTCTCTTGGTGTCATTATATCTGAAAGAGATGTAGAAAAATCTGGTTTCTGTATCCACGATACTTTGATAGTAGAATGGTTTACATTCTGTTTTGCCTTCTCACCATTTCTCTTAATCATATCTACAATGCCTTGTAATTTAGAACCATGCATTACATATTCATCTGCTTCACCTCTGTCATTAGATACTAACACTTCTTTAAGATGTTGTTCAGCCTCTAACTTTTCCATACCACCATAAATCATAGGTTCGTATGTCATAGAAGGCACTTTAGTCCAATCTCTAAAGAAACAAGGTATCTGTTGTGCTACACCAGCATGATATATCTCATGCATAATACCATGGTCAACACCAGTTAAAACATCTGGCATAAAATCTCTGTATATTGCATTACACCCATAAATGGTGCCATGTTTTCTTAATGATTCTAAATCAAAACCTTTTCGACTTTCACCATTACCAATACAAAATACTCTACTCATTTTATATAGTGACCTACCACACCCATTAAGTAAATTGCTAATGATATTGCATTAAGAACAATCAAAGCTCTGTCATGCCATAGAATACCTACAATCAACCAACCTAATACACCAATACTCGCAACCATAATATTATATGGAAATAAATTAACAGACGCCAATATCATACCAATAATTAAAAATATACTTGCAACCCATTTAATGTACCATGATAGGTCACCTTTTGGAGTTACTTTCTTATAAACACGACTACTATTCAACTTAGCAATCTTATCATCTAATTTTTCTCTTATCGGTTCAATTGTCATTTACAAATATTTCTTTCATTATTAATTTCACTTGTGTTTCATTATACATCACAAAAGGTCTGAATTTATTGAGTGTGTGTTTAATTTTCGGCCAAACAACTTTCTCTTCAATTTTCTTATCCCATACCTTACTAAACGATAGTATTGTATCAAGAATGACGGTGGTCTGGAGGTGAATTTTTTTTCTAAGCAGTAGTCGTAGAATTCTAGGATGTTGTCCGCTAACCACATCAAACCCACCATTAAAAGAAATAGACTTGTTATCAAGCTCATTACGAATAGCCACACAATCGTTTCTGAAATGGTAATCAAACGACTCTTTATATTTTCTAAACTTGGTATAATTTTCAGCACCCTCATTGTTTATAACACTCCCAATCCACTTATGACTATCAACAGCAAAATTACTAACAAAATAATCCAGTATATCTCGCTCATTATATCTTTTAGATAACTTATGAAAAAAGTATCTATCTTTCCTTTTCGTAAAGCTTTCCAACTTAGCAGTAACTCTACCACCATACTTGTGATAATCATAGTCACTTGTGAAGTGATTTTTGACTGCCAAATATGTTTTAAATACTTCAAATCCACCATACATACTATAATTTATATTCAAAATTTTGTGTTACATCATTTATGTGTACTTGTTTAGCGCCATTATTAATATGAAAATGTGTTGCCATAGGTGTCAATGGTGATAATGTAACTAATCTTTTAAAATTGTGTTGTATAGTCCATTCTCTTAATTTTGTAATTATTTCTCTGCCTGCACCTCGTTTTCTTGACCATACTGTATATGCAATTGCAACATTCTTTAAGTCGGTTACCCTTGACATATAATCCATTTCTCTAACTGTAAATG